AGAAGATGGCATCCCAGAAAATTGATATAAACAAAATAAATATATTTAACAATCCTAAGTTTATGAAAGTATGGGCAAAGCAATTTGACCAAGCATGCGGTAGTGATGTGTTTAACATACCACCAGACATGGCAAAGCTTAGGTTCTTAATGGATAAGTTTGTTGTAGATTATAACTTTCATCTAGAACAATTAGAGGAGGAATAATGCAAACTAAATTTGCATCTAAAGAAGCTATATACCACATTACACCTAATGAATCTACACAACGGTTTAGAAGGTGGACAAAGAAAAAAATAAAATTAGCTGCAAGTCTAGATAGATTTGGAGGTAAACGTTTACTAGGAGTAACAGATAATAATACACCTATATGGGTTAGCTATAGTATTGACAAAGAAACATTGACATGTGACATAGCACTATCTCATTCAATGAATACTATACGTAAATCTAAATTATGTCCTAGACGTATTACTGTAGCTACAGGTGAAAACTTTACAATGATAGACAATGCTATGCGACCAGCAAGTAAGCCTGACCATGGTGAAGTAACACAACGTACATTAGATTATATAGAAAAGCTAATGTCATACAATGAATCAAAAATACATTATGAAGATAACAAATGTACAACAGGTATGTTTATGAAAATAGCTAATACAATATACGAAGGTTCACCAGAAAACTTACGAGTTAGATGGATTGATATAATGAAAGCCTGGAATTTACCAAAAGGAAAGTACTTTAATATATAATGAATAACAATACATACAGACCTTTACCTAGTTATATGACTATTAAAGAGTCACCTATACATGGCTTAGGTCTGTTCTGTAACAAAGTAATTAAAGATACTGAAACATCTTTAGGTATTACTCATGTATTTATAAATGGAGATGAGTTTATATATAGAACACCATTAGGTGGTTTTATAAATCATAGCGACAATCCTAACTGCGAATTAATACGCATGGATAAGTCACCTAGTCAAGGTGTTAATCATTTGTTTCCTTTAAGAACAATTAAGAAAGGTGAGGAAATTACATTGAAATATACAATGTACAAAGTATGATGGAAAGTTTATCACCAATTAGAGAAGAAGCTCTTAAAAGGGCAGGAGGACGCTGTGAGTGGGCATATTGTAACGATAACAAATGGTTAGAGCTTGCACACATACAGGGTATAGGTATGGGTGGTAGTAAAAAACGTAAGTTTGATATTAATAATGTAGCAATACTATGTAAATGGCATCATGATATATATGATGGTAGGCAATCTAGTGGAAAGAGTGTAGCCTACAGAGATTTACTTAAAGGTTTTTTAAAAAGAGAAACTACTAATTAAGAAGTCTTAGCGACCTAGTTTATTATATTGTTTATCAAATTGTGCTTGTGTTTTACGATAACCTTCAGCTTGTTTTCTTAACCATTTTTCATCACCAAATAAATCAGGATAACCAGTAGTAGCTAATTGATTAGCCATATATTCTAATTTATCAGCTTTAGCACCAGCTTTTTTAGTAAGATATTTAGCTTGATATTTTCTACGTTTAAGTTCTTGTGGTCCTAATCCAGCATAACCTTGACCTACTTTATTTTGTTTTACTGTTCTCATATATGCTTTTCTCATAACATTAAAATCTTGCATATCTTTAAGAGTTGCATTAATAGGTTTTTTACGTGGTTTTCTTTTAGGGTCTATCTTAGCCATTATGGATTTAACTTTGTACCTTGATTAGAAAGGTTCCTATCTTGCCATACAGGTAAAGGCATACGTTTTGGTGTATCTGTAGGTCCTTTTTTAGGTTGTTGTTGTCTTAGTTTATAACTTCTAGTAGGTAAAAAATCTTTTGACATATAATGTTTTTTATCTTCAGAATCCAACATTTTATATAAATCTGGATTAAATTTAGAGAATTTTTTTCTAGCCATTATTTACTCACTTTCGGTGCAGGTTTAACTAATTGTTTTTTAGCAAACTCTTTGATTACTACTAATGCTGCTGCACCACCTGATAACGCAGCTAACTGTAAAGCTTCTGCATCTACACCAACTAATGGAGCAACTGTTAATGCAGATATAAATGCTTCAACAAATGTCCATATTGTTTTTTCTAATATTACTTTATATTCAGCACTCATTATTTAAAATAATCCTCTTGTTTTTTATTACGTTTTACTAATCCTGAGTATAGCATTAGTCCTGCTGAGATGTTAGGATTTCTTTTTGCAAAATTAGTAGCGATTATAGCAGCACTTGCAGCTGCTTTTTTAATAAGAGCTGGGTCTGCTTTAGTTAAATCTTCTACTACTTGTCCTGCATCAGCTATTAATGTTTTTAATATTTTTGGATAAGCTTCTTCATATTTTTTAACGTATGATTTTGATTGTTTTATGTCACCTAAATCTGTAGCTTTAACTGAAGATGCTGGTTTGTTTACTCCTAATGGTGAACCTGGGTCTGGTGCGCCTTTAGTAGCAGCAGCAGCTCTAGGATTTTGTTTAGCAAATTCTATATCTTTTTGTCTTGAATAAATACTTTGACCAGTTGATGTAGGACCTTGTGTCATTACAGATTTTTTAGGATTTATTTTACTACCAGGTTCTGCTTTTTTTAATTCTTCTTGATAAGTAGCAGTAAGGCCATAACTACCAGCTTTACCAGTACTTTCTACAACAGGAAATGATTTACCTTTATCTATTTTACCTAAGAATGTTTCACCAGGCATATCAGCAGCTACAGGCATAATATTTTTTCTCAATTTTTTAAGTTTTTCTTCCATATTTTTTACATTCTTTTGAAGACCTTTTATTTCAGCTGCAGATTCAGGAGTACTAACACCACGAGCATGCATTTTTTTACTAAGGTCTTCTAAAAATTTAATCTTTTCTTCAGCACGAGTTTTTTCACGAACTAATTTTTGTCCAGCTATAATTTGTCTATCATCTAACGGCATAGCCATTTCAAGATTTCTTAAACTTGTTGTTTTAGCTTTACCACCAGTAGGTAATACATCACCTTTTTTAACAAGTTTTTTTTCTACTGGTACATCATTTACACCACCCATAAAACCTGTTGACTCTCCAAATAAACCTTCCATATTTCTTATATATGATTTAGCTTTACCAGTAGTAAGTCCAGAACTTGTTTGTTCAAAAGTTTTATCTACAAAACCTTCAGAAGTAGCTTTGCCTACATCTTCAGTCATAGATTCTAAAACAGTTTTACCAGATTTATTAACTGTTTTATCAAGGTCAGCTAATACTTCTGGTTTTTTAATACCAGCTTTTATAACACTTTCTACAGCTGCAGCTTCTTCAAGTGGTTGACCAAACATAGCTTTTTCTATTTCTAAATTAGTTTCTAATTCAGCAGCTTCTTCTGCTAATGCAGTACGTACTTTAGGGTCTATGTCTTCTACTTCTGTCAAATACTTATCGATAGTTGCAAGTTCTTCTTTATAAAATGCTGTACCTTTTTTAATTTCAGATTCTGTATAGTATTTAGGAGCAGCTGATTCAGCTATTTGTGCGCCTCTAATACCTGATGGTGTGCCAGGAATTTTAGTTTTTAATTCAGCTCTTCTATTTATTTCTTCATCAATAATATTTAATACTTCTTTATCACTTTGAAACATACCTTTTAAAGATTGTAATTTACTAACACTAGCTTTACTTATAAAATCAGAGTAACTACTACCTTCTCTACCAGAAACTCTACCTACAGTTTGTGTACCAAAATCTTCTATTTGTGTTTGATTAGCTAATCTATCAAAACCTTGTCCTTCAACTTTATCACTACCACCATAATCAATATCTAATTCAGAACTAGCTTCATCAAAATCTAATCCATCTTCGCCCACTATATCTGGGTCAAATTCTTCTCCGAGTTTTTTAGAACCTTTAAAAGGCATATTTTTTGGCATTATGTAATTCTCCTGCCGTCTAGTTTAGCAGATAAAATTTGAACTTCACCACTTATCTCTTGTAATTTTTCCATAACTGTACTTGTAAGTATGACATCATCAGTTGACTTATTAGATATTTCTTTAACATCACCATCATAATCTATATACTCTACTTCTACATCTAATCCTGATTCAATAGCAGCTAATACACGGGGATATACAAGCTTGTATGCATCACGACTTGAACCTATAAACCCATCTTTAGTTACTAGGTTGCTAGTTTGTGTATTTCCCAATAGCAAACAACCAGCAGTATTCTCATCAGTATTACCTGAGTGCCATAATATCCATTCAAAACCAGGTACATCTAGCACCCATATCATACCTTTGTGAAAGTCTGCACCATATCTGGACAGATAACGGTTATGAAAGCCACCTTCAGTACGTAATCCTAGTTTATAAGTACCAGCAGGTATTCTAGTTTCACCCCAGACTTTAACGTCACGTTGTTCATCTTCTAATGTATAACAAAGAAATGTACGTTTACCATTGTTGACTTCAAATAACAATCCTGATGTAGAGTCTTTTTGGCTACTTACTCTAAGAACTTCGTACTTCATCTACTGGTTCCCATACTGCACACCAACCATAAGGTGCTACTTGTTCCTGAAATTTAACGCAATAGTTATTAGAATAATATTTGCAATTACTACAATACTGACCAATTGTATTACTTCGGTTAACATATGCTCCAGGTAACGCCATTACTTTTTCTTACGAATCTTTTTAATTTTATTGTTATGTGTTTTAGCATATATAAAGTTTTTAGTTTCACGAGTAACTGTACCTCTATAGGTTTTGCCACCCCACTTCCAACTTACTGTTCTAGCCATTACCACTTAACCTTATCAGCCCAATAAGCTGCGGACATTTTACCTTTAGCAATATTTTTAGAATGTCTAGCTTTAAAAGATTTACGTTTCTTTTTCATTCTATCTGATTCACCTTTTTTAGGTTTACCAGCAGTCTTAGCACCTTGCTCACCAAATCTAATTAACTTATATTTGCCATTAGAACTAGCCATAACAACATGTGATTTAGTTGGGTGATTAGGTGTACGTTTAGGTTTGTTAACACCTTTAAGACCATTTTTTTTCATGGTAGCTTTTACTCTATCTGGAACTGCCATTATATCTCCTATTTTCTTTACGTACTAAGTATACCGATATTACGTCAATAAAGCTATTCGCAACTACAATTAATGCTACCATCAGGGCAGTTACATATTTGAATAATTGTTTCATCCATTTAATTTAAATAATAATTCTGTAAAGTTAGATTCTAACATATCTAATTCACTATTTATCTCTAATACCATAGCATCACAAGCGTTTTGATGTGATTTAATTTCTTCTATTGAGTTGAATACCCAACCAAATGCACTAAGTATTGCTGTAAATACTATAGGTGCTAGTGTTTTGGTGTCTATTTTTATTTGTGACATTGTTCTCCTACATTAATGCAGCGACAATAACACCACCTACCGCTACTAATAATCCTAATACTTTATAAAACTCTGCTTTGTCTAGTTTTGCGTCTAGTTTACTATCAATTTCATCAAGGCGTTTTAATACCATATCTAACATCTCCTTCTGTGTATAACCATTACCAAGATAGTCAGGCATTATGGTAGGTCGTCCTCTGACATATAGATATCATCACTCCAGGTGTAGGCTTTATCGTA